TAATAGAACTACTAATGCTAAACCAAAATACTATGCAATGTGGGATCAAAATACAATATATCTTGCGCCTACACCAGATGTCGCTTATAAGATAGAGTTAGCTTTAAATCGTAATGAAACAGGGCTGTCTACTGGAAATACCACATCATGGGTAAGCCAGAATGCGCCACAAGTTTTATTATATGCGTGTCTTATAGAGGCTTTTAAATACCTTAAAGGACCATATGATTTGCTTGCACAATACGAAAAAAGTTACCAAGAAGCAGTACAGCGACTTGCAATAGAACAACAAGGAAGAAGAAGGAGAGACGAATACCAGGACGGTGTTATTCGTTTACCTTTACCTTCTCAAAACCCATAGGAGATAAAAAATGGCAATAGTACAAGCGGTATGCAATACCTTTAAAAGAGACCTTTTAAAAGGGTTTCATGATTTTGCAAATGGTGGTAGTACTTTTAAAATTGCATTGTTTACATCAAGTGCAAGTTTAGGAGCAGCTACAGAAGATTATTCAACAAGTAACGAAACAAGTGGAGCAGGCTACTCAGCAGGCGGAGAAACTTTACAGAATCAATCTGTAACAGGAGGCACAGCGGCTACAACAGCATATGTTGATTGGTCTACTGACCCTCAATGGACTTCAGCAAGCTTTACAGCAAACGGTGCTATTATCTATAACACTACAACAGATGGTGGTACAGGTACAACAGATGCAGTTTGTGTTTTGGCTTTTGGGGCTGATTACACAGCAACCAACGGTACGTTTACTGTTCAATTTCCAGCACCAGGCACGAGTACAGCGATACTTAGATTATCGTAGGGGTTTAACATGGCATTGGTTATCAATGATCGTGTTAAGGAAACCACGACAACAACAGGGACGGGAACCGTTAATCTTGCTGGAGCAAGTGATGGATTTCAAACTTTTGTTGCTGGTATTGGCACTACAAACACAACGTATTATTGTATTACAATGCAGTCAGGTACTACTGCCTATGAAATAGGTATTGGTACAGTTACTGACGCTTCTCCTGATACATTATCAAGAGATACAGTTTTAGAAAGCACTAACAGTGACAACAAAGTAGATTTCGCTGCAGGTGCAAAAGACGTATTTTGTACATATCCAGCAAAGAGGGCGCCATCCCCTGTTATGGATCCAACATCTTATGTAACTACACACAATTCTACAATTAGTGATGTTCAAACAATGGACTCCGGCGTTTTAGCTGGTCCTGTCTCAATTACAGGAACGTTGTCCGTAACAGGAAATTTATTTATATTATGAGCACGCTTGAAGTAGATAAAATTATACCACAAGGATCAGGCACTGCTCTTCAAATAGGAGAGAATGGTGACACCATAACATTGCCAGCAGGGACGACGATAACTTTACCTTCAGGTTCAATATCTAATAGTGAATTAGCAAACTCATCAATTACAATTAACGGATCGGCTGTTTCTTTAGGTGGTTCTACCACTGTACAAGCAGCTTTAACATTTCCAACTATATCTTCTATTAGCCCTACGGTTATAGATAATACACAAACAGCAGTAACTATAACAGGAACCAATTATATTTCTATTCCTTTTGTAGATGCAATTAACTCATCAACAGGAGCTATCGTATCAGCAGATTCGGTTTCTTTTAGTGGTGCTACAAGTATTGTAGCGACATTTACTTTACCTGTTGATGGTACATATTTTCTTCGTGTAGAAAATAATGACGGATTAGCTGTAAGATCAGGTTCGGCATTACTGACAGTTTCAGACGCACCTGCGTGGGTAACAGCGGCAGGATCTTTGGGAACAGTAGATGCGGGTGGAACAATTAGTTTTACAGTAAGTGCAACAAGTGCAACTGCCTACGCAATTCAATCTGGAGCTTTACCTGGAGGTGGAAGTTTAAATACATCCACAGGTGCTATTACAGGAACTGAATCCGGAGCAACCGCAGATACAACATATAACTTTACCATTCGTGCGACAGACGCTGAAGGACAAACAGCAGATAGAGCCTTTTCAATTGCAGTCTCAGTTGGTATAAGTAACGCTATGAGGTTTGATCCATAATGGCAACGTATTTAACAAGAACAACAGCTGATGCAACCAGCAATATGACTGCCACATTTAGTTGGTGGTTTAAAAGATCTAACACCATTGATCAAGATGGACAAGGTGGTAACTACATGTGGGTTTTAGCAGGTCCAGGTAGTTTTAATGATGCTAATTGGTTAGGATGTGAATTAAAAAATGATGACACTTTAAGAGTAACAACTTGGTCGGGTGGAACGGAGATTCAAACAAATAGAGTTTTTAGAGATGTAGCGGCTTGGTATCATATTGTTGTAAGAATAGACACGAGTCAATCTACTGAAGCTGAAAGAGTAAGAATATATATAAATGGAACAGAAGAAACTTCATTTGCAACTTCAAATTATCCTCCTCATACTCATGACTACAACTGTTTGGGAGATGTAGGTGCAAAACACTTTATTGGTTGTGCAGTATCTGGAACTACAGCAAGTCCTACTCCTTATGATTATTTTAATGGATATATAGCTGATTTTATTCAGTCATCAGGACAATCTTATGCCCCAACATCTTTTGGAGAAACAGATTCTACAACAGGAGAATGGAAACCAAAAACATTTTCAGGTTCGTTTGGTGATAATGGATTTCATTTACAATTTAAAAATAGTGGTGCATTAGGTACGGACACCAGTGGTGAAGGACACACTCTAACTGTTAGTGGCGCTGGAACAAATGCTCAGGTTGTTGATACACCTACTAATAATTTTGCCACTCTTAATTCTATAGCAAATGCAACTCAAGCCGGAGGAACTTTTAGTGAAGGAAATTTAAAATTTGTAACTAATCAAGCTGATTATTCTTACAGACCTAGTTCAATAGGAGTAAATGCAGGAAAATGGTATTGTGAAATTAAAGCCGTATCTTTTGGTGGAGGAAGTGATCCTTATATGATTGGAATAACTTCTACCGAACCTACAGCAAACAGCGATGAATTAGGACATTATGCTAATGATTGGGCTTACAGAGAAGATGGTAAATATCGTAATAACAATAGTAATACAACTTGGGGTAACACTTTTACTTCAGGAGATATTATTGGAATTGCATTAGATTTAACTAATAGCAAATTATATTTTTCTAAAAATGGAACTTGGCAAGAATCTGGAGATCCTACATCAGGTTCTACAGGAACTGGAGCTATTTCAATAACAGCTGTTGGAAGCACACCTTTAGAAAATTATTTTTTTGCAATAGGTGATTATGATAATTCATCAGGGTCAACATCTACTTTTCAAGCTAATTTTGGTAATCCACCTTTTACTATTAGCTCAGGTAATGCTGATGCAAATGGATATGGAAATTTTGAATATGCTGTGCCATCCGGGTACTACGCATTATGTACTGAAAACTTAAACACCTACGGATAAGATATGGCTTTTACAACAATTAATGATCCATCAGCACAATTTCAAACAGTATTGTGGACAGGAGATAGCGCTGATGATAGATCAATAACAAATACTGGTAATGCTAATTTACAACCAGACGTAGTATGGATTAAAAATAGAAATTCTACACAAAATCATTACTTGTATGATTCTACAAGAGGTGCAAATGTTCAATTATTACCTGCAGATACTGCGGGAGAAACAACAGTGGCAGATAGAATGCAAGCTTTTCAAACTGATGGTTTTCAAGTAGGTAGTAGTTCTGAAGTAAATTATAATAGTTATACTTATGTAGGTTGGCAATGGAAAGCAACTGCAGGGACAACAGCATCTAATGGTAATGGTTCTATTACTTCGACTGTTCAGGCAAACACCACTGCTGGATTTTCTATTGTTAAATGGACAGGAACTGGTTCAGCTGCAACTATAGGACATGGTTTAGGTGTAGCACCACAAATGATTATAGTAAAAAATTTAGATAAATCTGCTCAATGGGGAGTGTATCATTACAAGGTAGGTAATACTAAATATCTAGCATTAAATGATGCGGATGCAGCAGCTACTTATAGTGGTTACTGGAATGATACTTCTCCTACTACTACTGTTTTTTCAGTAGGTTCTGATGGAGATATTTCTGGAGGAAACGGAGAAGAAGTAATTTCTTATTGTTTTGCTCCTATAAAAGGATACAGCAAATTTGGTGTTTACACAGGTAATGGCAACGCAGACGGCACATTTGTCTATACTGGGTTTAAGCCAGCTTTTATTCTGATAAAAAGAACAGATTCTAGTGGTAGTTGGGTTTTAAATGATAGTACAAGAAATCCTACTAACCAAGCTAATAATACTTTAGTTCCAAATGAAACTTGGGCTGAATCTACTAATACTTATTATGGTCTGGATATTCTTTCTAATGGTTTTAAAATAAGAAATGCAAATCCAGAAATAGGAGGAAGTGGTACGACAAATGTTTATGCGGCTTTTGCGCAAAATCCTTTTGTAGCAACAAATAATGTAGCGGCAACAGCGAGATAAAATGGTCTCAACTCTTAAAGTAAACACCATTAAAAAACAGTCAGGGTCCTCGATCACGATTGGTGAGTCAGGTGATACTATCACGATTACGGCTGGTGCTACACTTTCAGGTACAGTAGCAGGAACGTACACAGGCACCGTAACGGGAACTGTTAATTCAGAATCAATTACCGCTAAAGGTGATGGAGCATCTGCTGACGGAAAGATAACTCTTAATTGCTCGCAGAATAGCCACGGCGTTAAAATACAATCACCAGCACATAGTGCAGGACAATCATATACATTAATTCTACCAACGTCAGTTGGAACCAACGGACAAGTTTTAGCAAGTC